CGAGGGCCACCGTTTCAACCGCGAAACTGATCGCGTAAATCCACACCCCGCCCTGCGCGTCACGCTCAACAAACCGCTCCTTGAGCGGGTAGGTCTTTCGGCAGCCCGGAATCTGGAAGCCGGTCAGCGCCACGCGCACCGCTTCGAGCAGCGAATAGGCGCCCGGGCTCACGCCACTGGCGAGCGCCCCGTAACTCCATCCGAGGTCGCGCGCCATCAGGCGCACTTCGAACTCGAGCTTGCGCAACTGCACGACTGCGGCCGTATCGATCAGATCGCCGTAGCTGGCGCCGCGGTACGAGACCAGCGCCGCGCCTACCGGATGAGTCATGCGGTAGGCCTCGGGCCGGTCGGGAAAGTGCACGACCTCGATCAGGCTGATGCGCGAAACCAGTTGCGCGACGATCGCGCTCTCAATCGTAGCGATATCCAGCGGCGTAGGCGGAGTGAAAGGTTGACCGCTCCAGGGTGTATCGAGGATGGCTGCCATCAAATAGTCACTCGCTTAGCTAACTGAGTACACACCAGTCGGCGGGTCAGAAACCCTTTAACTTATTCCGATCGAAAACGCGTTCAGGACCCTCGACGGTGGTGGCGCCGGACGCAGTTGCGGGCTCCTCGTTGCTCGATGACAAGCCGAGTGTGACGGTCCCCTTGGCCGCCTCGAGCAGGAAGCCGATTGCGTCTTCATAGCGCTTGCGCGCGTCCGCCAGGTCGTGCAGCGGACGCAGGGATTGCAGGCGATACATCGCGATGTCGCAGGTGAGCCGGCTGAGCACCGCCGGCGGCTCCGACAGCGGCAGGGCGAAGCGACCTTCCAGGTAACCGTCGATTTCCGCCGAGGCGTCGTTGAGCGCCTGCTCGAGGACGCCGCCGTTTACGATGGTCGCGGTCGGGTCCTCGTTGGTGAGTTGCACCAGGTCGCGATTCGGATAGCGCGCAATCATATCGTTGGCGGTCGCGTAGCTCATGGCTGTCTGACTCCGTGCAGCGCGGCCGCTAGGAAAGGTACTCACTGACGATCAGGTCGGCACTGTTGCGCCAGATGTTGGTGGTCGGAACTCCCGCGCTGCCGCCCGCGCCGGCCATGAACTCTGAGTTCAACAGCTGACGCGCGACCTCTTCCAGAGCCGGTGGCACGACCAGGTAGACGCCGTTGCGGCTGGACAGCGCGCCGAACGGCTGGCCGCCATCGGTCTTGATCGAACGCATCGCGGCGCGTGCGGCGCCGTAGTTGGCGGGCGTGCCGAGGTCCTGGTTGCTGGCGTAGGCGAGCTGCCACAGGCCGACGCCGGTGTTGGCCCGTCCGTCAACCCCGTAGCGAAACTCGCGGCGGTTGAAAACTCCCTCGTCTGCCAGAGTGTTCATTTTTGTAACCGCGTATTCGCGGCGCAGCTGGAAGATGAAGGGCCGGATTGCGCGCGACGCGTCGATTAGAAACCAATACGGCCCGCTGCCGCTGGAGTTGATGTTCGCGACCGCGGTCTGGCGCGCCGGATCGCCCATCGGTCCGACCGGATGGCTCGCGGAAAAGAACGGCTGGCCGTCGTAACCAACCACCCCGCTCGGGCTCGTCACCGCCTGCTTGATCATCTGGAACAGCAGCATGTCGGGATGGACCTTGGTGTCCCAGCCAAGCTGCTCGATGATCGGTTCGTAGACGCCGTAATTATCGTCTTCGATATCGTTGCGATCGATGCCGACGGTGTCCTCGAAATTACGATTGACTATTGTGTAGACGTGCGCCTCGAGCGCCTGCACAACGCGATCGCCCAGCCATTCGCGAAAGGTGGTCGTGCGTCCGAGCCAGGGATAGGTGGTCTGGCGGCTGGTCGAGCGCACGATGCTTGCAATTTGCTCATAGTAGCTAGGTGGCTTGTCGAAGCCGCGCTGAAATACTACGTCAAAGCCGGTGAACAGTGAGATTAAATTCGCCTGAGTGATTTCCATTGTTTCGCCTCTGGTACGAATGAAAGATGTCAGACCGCGGCCGCCGACTGATGCCAGAAGTCAACCCACACTTCGCCGCTCTGGTCGAGATTGACTATTCGCCCGGCAATACTGCGGGTCGCCGCGCCCCAGTTATAGGAGATCAGCACCGAGGCGGCGGCGGCGATCGCGCCACCGGGGATGCTGACGACCAGCCCCGACTCGTAATTGACTACATAGTCGGTGCCTTCCACGTAGGTAGTGCCTGCGGGTGAACTGGTTACGACCAGGCTGGAGACGTGTTCATGGCCGAGGACCACCAGTTGGGGCGTGCCGGAGGCGGGAAAGGTGAAGACGGTTGGCGCGACCACGGTGGCGCCGCCGCCGTCGCTGGCCGAGACCGAATTGTCGTCGACCGCGAAGGCGAGCGCGCCGACCTGCGCCTGGGCGATAGAGTTGTCATGGTCGGCATACATGAAGACCCCGCGCCGGCCGACCACCGAGATCGCGCCGGCGGCGCCGCCGGTGTTATTCGCATTCTGACCGGGGATGCCGTTATAGACGCGTTCGGCCCGTCCGACGATTCGCAGGCCGGTGGTGGAGCTCGCCGGGACTGCATTGCCGGCGGCGTTGAGCGCCATTATCGCGCCCAGGTAGATGACCGTGTTGGCTTCGACTGGATAGACCTGAATCCGGCCGAAGTCGGCCATTTCGGGAGTGTTGCGAGCGCTGGTCAGAGCCGCCATCAGTGTGCTCCTCCTACTGGGAGATCTTGTTGAGTCCGAGAAAATCGTGCCGGGTGGTTTTGCGTTTGAGGAAGGCGTTGGGGGCGACGCCGAGCTGCGTGCAGATCGCGATTTCGCTGGCGCTGAGAGGTTCCACCTTGGCGCGGCGTACGCTTGCTTCAGCGCCGAGACTGTCGCCCGCCTGTAGCATCGGCGGCTGCCGCGCGATGAAATCATTGAAGCCTTTGAAATCCGCCTGGCAGTAAGAGATTGCCCATTCGCGCTGAGCCGGGATGAGCTTGCCGACGCGCAGCGCCTCGTCGACCGCGCGTCCCGCCCGTTCGCGGCCGTGTTCGGCGCGCAGCAGGTTGAGTTCGGTCAGGGCGCGCTGAAACTGCGCCATCGCGACGAACCGCGCCGGATCGGGATCAATCTGGTCGCCAGTGCCGGACGGTGATTCGCCGGCGCCCGGCATCGCGCCGACGCCAGCGAGCTGGCGGACGCGTTCGAGGATCTGATCCGAATCAGCCTCGTCTTCCATGCCTAGGAATTCGCGCAACTGGGCCAGTAGCTCATTCATATCGACGTCCTCATGTTCGACCGCGGAGATTGCGGTCAGATAGAGATTCGGGTTGTTGGTGAGGCCGGCGCGCAAAATTCGCACGACCTCACCGTTTGAGATGAACTGGAAGACCGGCGACAGATAGCGATATTCACGCATGCGGATCGCTTGTGCGCCGTGCTCGGTCCATTCGACGCGTCCCCAGATCGAGCCGCCGCGCACGGCCAGCTCGCGGATCCATCCGGCCGCCGGAGCGGGCGCGCCGGCGGGCGCGCCGAAATCGATCGCGTGGTCGTAATCAATCGGGATGCCGGCCTCCATCCTGAGCGCCTGAGTGGCGGCGATTACCGCCTCAGGATCGCTCACGCGGAAAGGCCCGCGGCCGTCGCGTCCCTCGAACTTTCCGAGCGGCAGAAGCTCAACCCATTGCGGCGGAGCGTCGGAAGCAGCGAGAGACCAGGTGTCGGTCGCGGAGGAGGCGACCGATAGACGGCCACGGGCCCGCGTGCGCCAGGCCTCGGGGTGGGGAGTTGCCGAGCCTGACGTTTGTAATGGCGCGTTTCGATTAGCCATTGGTCCGATATGGATGGCCGAATGCACGGCCAGGTGAAGTCATTGAAGTGAGTATTCGATCGCAAAGTGAATTGACTAGCAAGTTGATACCGTGTTGGGTTGCGGGGTGCTTCAAGATGGGGGCATTGTGCGCTCCGTCTTGAGATCGAGAAAGGGTGAAATATTTCACCGGCGCGAGGATCGGACTCGAGCCGCCGATCGAGCGATGCGCGGGAACGATCGCCGCGGCGTGGCGGGACGCCCGCGGCCGGAGCTGGTGGGTAAATGTCGCGGTCGGGAACGGGAGCGCTAGGTCGGCTTTCGACCCAGGCGCGATTTCAGTTGATGACGCCGCGCACGCCAGGCATGACGCGCGCGCAGGAAAATATCGTCCCACAGGAAACGGCGCACCCGGTAGCCGAGCGGATCGCCGTCGAGCGTCGCCGCTGCGCCGGGACGCCGCACGCGGTAGAGCTGGATGCCGTTCCACCAGGTCGGGGAATGATTGCGCGGGGTGCGCAGGTCGAGCACCTGCTCGAAACCGGCGACGCCGGCCGCGAACAGGCGGTTGGCCGAGCGCACGTTGCGCTTGTTGGTGTCATCGATGATCACCAGTGCGTCGTCGGCCAGACTGGGCAGGACGTACTTGAGTCCCTCGTACTGATCGGCGAAGGAATGGCCGCCGTCGTAAAAGTAGACGCCGATTCGCGCCGGCTGCCAGGGCGCATTCAACAGGAAGTCGCGGAAGTCCAGATCGAAGAACTGCACCTGGCCGGGCGGCGTATACTCGGCGAGCGTGCGGCGCAAAAGATCGGCGCTCGCTTTGAACTGCGAGAAGTTGTCGCAGGCGTAGATCGGCGCGTGCGGATTGCCGGCCGCCGCGCACACCAGGCTCAGCCCCCGGTAACAACCG